ATTTACGCATTTAACTTGTGACCATTCCCTAATACCAGTTTCCGATTCAACTTCGCCCGCGTACGACGGAGATACGTGTGGCCGAAGGCGAACCGGGAAATTCAAGCACTCCCCCGGCTGCAGAACCTGCAGCTGCGCCCACCGCTACACCCGCTGATCCTGCCCCGGTAACGGAAGCCAAGCCCGCGGAACCTCAGACAGGCTCTGAGCCCGCAAAAGCCGAAGCACCCGCAGAACCCCCGAAGGCAGAGCTCGCCAAGACTGATCCGGACGCACCGCTCTTCACGCTCCCCGATGACTTCAAGCCACCCGAAAGCATGGTGACGAAGTTCACGGAAGCCCTGAAGAGCTACCCGCCCGAATCGAGGCAGAAGACTGCGGACCTCTACGTCGAACTTGCGCGCGATGCGAATGCCCAGTGGCTCAAGACGATAGAGGACACCAATCGGACCAATGAAGCGGCTTGTAAGGCCACGTTCTCGTCCGAAGAACTCGCTGCCGCGAAGACCGCGGTGGGCTGGTTCGCCTCCTTCGATCCTAAGTTCCGCGAAGTCGCAAAGCGGCAGCTGAACGACCCCGTTTTCACCAATGCGATGCGTCTGGTTGGTGAGCTTTTGTCCGAGGACGACCTCGGCCGCCCGGAACCCCCGCCAAAGCCTGTGGACAACCGCAGCTTGCGCGAGCGCGCCCAGGAAAAGCTCTACGGCGTAAACCCGAGCTGACGCGTCTAGGAGTGCTTGAGTGACCCAAATAGCTGTTGCTTCAAACGTTCTCACCCTTGCCGATTGGGCGACGCGTTCCGATCCCGGTGGACGCATCCCGCTCATCGTTGAGCTACTCGCTCAGAAGAACGAGATGCTCCCGGACATGCACTGGCAGGAAGGCAATCTTGCCACCGGTCACAGGGTAATCCAGCGCACGGGTTTGCCGGTCGTCATGGCCCGGGCCATGAACCAGGGCATTCCGCCGAGCAAGTCCACCACGATGGGTGTGGATGAGGCTACCGCGGAACTCGCAGGCTTCCTCGAAGTGGATAAGTCCGTGGCCGAACTCAACGGCCAAGAAGCTGCCTTCCGCATGACGGAAGCGGATGCCTTCATCGAATCGATGAACCAGGGCTTCTCGCAGCTCACCATCTACGGTGACCCGACAGCAGCGCCTTCGGTCTTCCGCGGACTCTTTCCGAGATACAACAAAATCTCGGGCGGCGCATTCGCACAGAACATCATTTCAGGAGGTGGTTCGGCCTCCGTCAATACCTCCATCTGGCTCGTGTGCTGGGGACCGAACTCGGTCTTTGGCATCTTCCCGAAGGGTTCACAGGCAGGCTTGCAGCACCATGACCTGGGCCTCCAGGTAGTGGAGAACGTCGCAGGCGTCGGTGGCGCCCGCATGATGGCGTATCGGGAGTACTGGGAGTGGCGCTGTGGCCTGGCGGTACCGGATTGGAGGTATGTAGTTCGTATCTGCAACATCGATACGACCATCACATCCAACAACATCGCGGCGGATCTCATCGGCCTCATGAGCCGCTCGATTGACCGTCTGCCCTCACTGACGGCCGGTAACTGTGCGTTCTACATGAACCGCACCATGTTCAGCATCCTGAAGATTCAGGCGCTGGCGAAATCCAACGCCGCCTTGAGCGTAGAGGAGGGTCTGACCCAGATCGAATACAAGTTCCTGGGAATTCCGCTTCGCAAGGTCGACCAGATCCTCAACACCGAAGCCACGGTTTCCTAAGGAGAACCACCATGACCATGCGCGACGTTCAGTTCTCCTTTAGCGACATTTCAACGCAGAACTACGTGTCCATCGTGGGAGCTGCCGGGACCTATATCGCTCCGAACTCCATCGACACGGCGCCTTTGGCGGCTTACCTCTCTGAAAACACCCCAAGCGACACGCTGTTGTCAGCGGGTGCGAACACTTATCGCGACATGGGCGGTGGGGAGCGCTTGTGGCTGTGCATTGACTGGATTCAGGCCCCCTTGGGCGGCACCAGCGTGGATGCACAGCTCATTACTTCGGCATCCTCGTCTCTGTCCTCGCCCACAACGATGTACGACTTCACGGCGGTAGTGATCGCGAACCTCACAGGCCCCACCGGCTACGGCAAGTTCGTGCGTCAGACCGCCGCTCTCCCGCGCTCGGTGTCGTGGCTAGAGTGGATCGGACTTCAGTTCGTCACGGTCGGAACGATGACGGGCGGTCAGGCCGTGGCGTGGATTGGCTGGGATCTCGACGCCGTAGACCTCGGCGGCGTTTCCGGCTACTCGATCAAGTAGGAGCACGGAAAATGTCAAAGCGTACAGTCAGTTTCGCCTCGATCACCACGAGTGCATTTGGTGATACCTCAGGCATGACCAACAACACCTACCCGTTCGTCCTGCAGGGAGGCTCGGGTACTCAGCGCATCAACGTGCTGGAGATCATGCTCGGCGGACAGTCAAGTTCAACGAGCCAGCCGCAGATCATCATTCTGTCGCGCGATTCCACGGTAGCCGTCACTCTGGGGTCGACCTCGACCGTGGATTCTGCAGCCATGGCGGCCACCGCAGCTCTTGCTGCAGCACCCATTACGGGTAACGCCTTCTCGACCGCCCCACAGCGCCTGGCCGGTAATGGCGGGCACCTTCTGGTGTTCTCCTTCAACGCCTACGGCGGCGCGGCCCGCTGGCTTGCCAAGGACTGGGAGGAAATTGACCTGGTGGGCAACACCGCCAACTTGGGCGAGCTGTCGCTCTCAGCCTTTACAGGAACCACTTCGGGCGCGATTGGCGGACACGCCGTCTATGAGCCGTTCTAACCCATGGCTCTTGTCACCCGATTCCCCAGTGTCCCCCTCGGGCAGACGCCCTGGATTCCTAACACTGTCGGCAATCTGACGGCGACGGGGAGCACGCAGGGGACTGCCCTTGCGATTCCGCTGGGACAGGACCTGTCGGTGGTTACGACGGTCGCAAGCGCCACTGGCACGGTGCTGCCGGGACCTGCGGGGATATCGCTCGGTGAGGACTACATCGTTGCCAATCACGGGGCGAATGCGCTTGAGGTCTACCCCTCAACGGGGGGAAAGATCGGAACACTCGCCACCAACGGCGGGTATTCCCTCGCAGCGGGGGCGTCCATCGCCTTTCGCTATGTCGGCGGCAACAGCTGGTGCGTAGGAGCGTAAGAACATGACAGAACCAGAAGCCCTGAGGAACAAAGGAGGGCGCCCGCCGGGACCTTCGCGTGAAACCTTATCTGCCGAACTCACCGAGACCAAGGCCCAGAATGAAGCCCTGGCAGAGCGTCTCGCAAAGCTCGAGGCGGCTTTCGCCGCAAAGCCCGCTCAGCCTGACCCTGAGATGGCGCGGCGTCTGAGAGAAGCGGAGGCGGAACTGGAGGCTCTGCGCCCGGGGGCTTCCAGAGCCACCGCGCCACTACGGGGGGTCCCTCCGAAGTTCGTCCCCTACAAGGGGACGGTGCGCGCGAGAACCGACTGCGTCATCGGCAGTTACCAGTACGGCCCGGACAACAAGATGGGCCAGCCGGTCAGCATTTTCGAGGTCGACGTTCCGGTGCTGTGGTCGGATGACCCGTATGAGCCTGTCACAGTCACTGTACACGAGGACGGGGCGAAGACCGCGGTCCCGCGCACCGATGTTGCAGTAGTCAATGCTCGCTGGAGGACCATCGTCGATCCGGACGCTCGGAATCCGATCGCACGGGCGGTTTAGTCCGTGCTCGCAGGGTTTAGGGACTACACGCAGATCGGGGGCGGCAAGGGCAACATCTTCTGCGCCTACGCGAGCGTCACGCCCGCGATCTATACCGGCACGACCCTGACGGGCCCCCTCTTGTGGAACGGCTCTGCGGTCTCTGGAGGCCGCGGAGTGACGGCCTATCTCTTGGCAACGTCTTTCGGGCTCACGGTCGCCACGACGGTGCCCGCTGCGATCGGTATTACGGGCGCATCTGGCCAAGTCGCAGCACCCACCTCGATAACGGCTATCGGTGCGGTAGCGAACCTTCGCGTGGGCGGTGCTGCCGCGGGACCTGCGCCTCAGTGCACGGCTTACGCCGCTGGGACGGTCGTTAACGCGGGGACCTTCTTCCTGCCAATCGGACACGTTCAGACGGGTGCCATTACGGTGGCGACGGACGATGACAACCTGGTCCCGCTCGGAGGATTGGTTGAGGTCGGAGTGCAAGGATATGCCGCGGTGGCGGCAGGGGCGACTTTGACGGGCTCCACCATTGAAGTCGGACTCGTGTGGATCGAGTTCCCCAATGACTGAGCCATGAGCCGTGCCAAGCATCACCGCCCTGTCCGAAACCGACATCTGCAACATGGCGATGGGGCACTTAGGCATCAGTGTCACCATCAATTCGATCACTCCGCCTGACCAGACGGCCCAGGCGCAGATAGCCTCCTTCTGGTACCCGAAGTGTCGGGACCAGCTTCTTCAGTCCGCCCCCTGGAACTTCTGCGACACCAACATCAATCTGGTGCAGGAACCCGTTCCCGCCCCCTTGGGCCCCCAGCAGGGCTACGCGGCCCCGGGCTGGCAGTACAGCTACCAGTACCCGAACGACTGCCTGCAGCCGCTACAGGTCACAACCCTTGCCGGCCAGCGCTTCGGCCCGCAGTTCTGGCTTGGTTATTGGTGGCCCTCGGTCGGGATGACGCTCACCATTCCGAAGATTCCCTACAAGGTGGTGGAGAGTCAGGCGAACCCCGGGGGTCTTTGCATCCTGTGCGATTTTCTTGCCACCCCGCAGAACCCGCTTTACCTCTTCTACATCCAGTGCGTGAGCAACACTGCGCAGTTCGACCCGATGTTCTCGGACACGCTGTCTTACCTCATCGGCTGGCGCGCGGGAGCACAGCTTCGGGCAGACAGGGAGCGGGTGGCAGACTGTAAGGCCGCTTACGAATCGGCCCGGCTCAATGCACTGGCCCAGCACCTAAACGCGAACCAGCAGGACCTTGAGCGTGATTCGCCCTCTATCATCGCGCGGTGGTAGATGGAAGTAGAAATCCCGCAAGTCTCGTTCGCCAAGGGTGAGATAAGCCCTCTCGCGGCAGATCGCACGGATGCCCAGTTCTACGCCTCTGCTGTGCAGACAGCGGTCAATTTCTTCATCAATGCGGAAGGGGCTGCGACCAATCGGCCGGGCCTTGAATTCATCGGCAGTTGTTTGAGCAACACGCCGAATGGTTCCTACCTCCTGCCCTTCGTCTACAACAATCAGCAAAGCTACGTCTGTGAGTTCTCGGCTGGCGGAATGCAGTTCTATTCTGAAGGCGCGTTCATCCAGAACTTCACGACCGCCGCAACGATCACGCACGTCACCGCCAGCAATCACTTGATGAATGTCACGGCAGCCAACACCTTCAGTGCGGGGCAGGTCGTTACCATTACCGGAGTCGTTTACATCGGCACCTTCAATCCCAATGGCACCTGGACTGTTGCTACGGCATCACTAACGGGCTTTACGGTCGATTTCTTAGGACAGGTGCAGTCGTTTGCGTACGTGAGTGGTGGGCAGGCGACAGTGCCGTACAACCTCACGAACCCTTACGCCTTTGCCGACCTCCCGAGCCTTCGCTGGGCGCAGTCGGCAGACGTTCTGAGTGTCGTGGTATCTACGCAGCCGATGTATCAGCTGACGCGGGTGACGGCCAATGAGTTTACCTTCACCGCCCCGCAACTGCTCTTCGGTCCCTTTCAGGACATCAATACGGATGGCACGACGACCGTCTATGCGAGCAACACCCAGGGGACTGTGACGCTTACCGCCAGCGCGCCGATATTCAAGCCGACACATGTTGGAGCGCTCTTTTATCTAGAAGAACAGTTCCTGAACTCCATTGCCCCTTGGGAAGCGCAGAAGATCCTGACGTATCCCACTGCCTCAAGTCCTGTGGGCATGTACATCCGCAGCGATAACAAAATCTATCAGTGCGTCTACGCGCCGGTATCTACCGACCACACGGCCACGGGGACGTTTCAACCAGTTCACACGCAGGGGACGATTCCTGACGGGGATGGCCAGCCGGTCCCAAACTTTGTGAACGTGTGCGGCGTGTCGTGGCAGTTCGTGTCAACGAATGCCGGGGCTGCGCTCATCACCGGCTACACCGACTCACAGCACGTCACCGCGGTGGTGCAGTCCTATAAAGGCATTTACTCAAACTTCCCGCCGACCGTTGTGGGTGGCCCGCAGATCGCGGTGGGGCCCTTCACCTATAGCGGCAATGGCACAAATAAGCTCTTCACCGGCCTCACCGCCATTACGACCTCAGACCCTAACCAATTCTACGTAACGGTGGGCGGGGTCTTTCAGGACCCGAGTTCCTACATCATCAATCTCACCGGCACCGCCATTACGTTTTATACCGCCCCGCCTACGGGTACGAACAATGTGGTGATAAGGCAAGTCACAGGCTCGCTCACCAACATCTATAACAACCAATCCAGTGCTGCTCCGCAGTACATGACGGGCTTGTGTCTGTCGACGTACTGGGCGTTCGGCTCCATCTCCCCGATTCAGGGGTATGCGTCCGACATTTGCTATTACAACGACCGCTTGGTGCTTTCAGGCACCGCTCAACAGCCTCAGACCCTTTTTACCTCTCAGGTGTCTGACTACCTGAACTTCAACGTTTCGGACCCTCAGGTGGACTCTGACGCCATTACAGAAACGATCAACTCGCGACAGCAGAACCCGATTAACAATCTTCTACCGATGAACAATCTTCTGCTGGGAACCGCGAGTGCTTCCTGGCGTGTGACGGATTCGAGCGGCATCGGCGCCATCACGCCCTCCGACATTTCCCTTATCCCGCAGGAGTTCTACGGGATGCAGAACGTGCCGGCCGTTCAGACCGGTACCACCATCATCTATGTCCAGTGGGGTGGCCGGAAGCTGCGCGACATCATCTACCAGTTCTACAACGACAAATTTCTCGGCAAGGAACTCACCGTCTTTGCCCGTCAGATGTTCCCCGTGGGCACTACCTGTCAGCGTGTGGCGTTCGCACCAGAGCCTTACGGGCTCATCTACTGTGTGCGTTCGGATGGCGTGATGTGTGTGTGCTCGTACCTGCCAGAGCAGGAAGTCGTGGCATGGACACGCTACACCACGCAAGGCAACTTCGAGGACGTGTGCGTGGTGCCAGAGAACGGCACCTTTTCGGTCTACTGCATCGTCGGCCGCACTATCAATGGCACATACCAGCGCTACATCGAGCGCTTTGCGGTGCGGGAATATCAGTACATCTCAGATGCGTTCTTTGTGGATTCAGGCCTCACCTACGACGGTCGCAATACGACCAATACCACAGCGACCGTCACGGGCGGGACGACGTGGCTTGCGCAGGATGTCGGCACGCTCACGATGAGCAACGCCTTTACGGGCTTCCAGCCAACTGACGTCGGTAACGCCATCTGGTTCACGAACGACGGGACGCTCGTGTGCCGTCTGCAAATTACACAGATATTGAACGGTGACCAGGCTCAAGTGACGTTCCTGGACCCGGTGCCTGTCGCCTATCAAAGCGTAGCGCTCACAGCGTGGACCTTTGCCAAGGTCTACTTCACTGGACTTGCGAACATCGCAGGTCAGTTGGCGAGCATTTTTGCCGATGGCAGCGTGCTCGCGCAACAAGTGGTATCCGCAGGCGGCAGCATCACGCTCACCAATCCCGGCGGCGTAGTGCATGCAGGATTGCCCTACGTGTCGCAGCTTCAGTCGCTGAACTTCAACGTCCAGAACCAGAAACCCATTCGCAATCACACGAAGCAAACGCCGACGCTTTCTGTGGTGGTGGATCAGAGCTATCCGTTCTATGCAGGCCCTGACTTTGAGCACCTCGTGCCGTCCGTTCAGCGGCAGTACGAACTGTATAACCAGCCGGTGTCGGCCTATACCGGTGTCATCCATGTGCCGCTGCAGACTGAGCCTGACGATGACGCGACGGTATGCATCCAGATGTCTGACCCAGCCCCCCTTCGCGTGCTCGGCTGGGTCGCCACCGTCGATGTAGGAGAGGCCGGCTAATGGAAAATTCAGCAGGCTATACCGACTGGGCACCGTACCTTTCCATGCTCGGCGGCGGGATGCAGTTCGGCGCATCGATGGCGCAGGGCAACTCCAATGCGGCTCTTGCACGCACGGCGGCGCAGGTTTCTGGCATGCAGGCCCAGAGCACCGTTCAGGCAGGGGCGGAACAGGCCGACGTCTATCGTCAGCACCTAAACGCCACCCTCGGCAAGCAGGCCGCTCAGGTGGGTGGGGCGAACGTCACGATGTCGGGGTCGGCTCTGCGATCGCTGTCGACCACTTCAGAAATCGGCGCACAGGACATCGCGCGTATCCAGACGAACGCTGCGCGTAAGGCCTGGGGTTTCCAGGTTGATCAGGCGGGCGACTTGGCCAAAGCTGGTTGGGACCAGAAGGCCGGGATTATGCAGGGCCTTGGATCTCTCATCACGTCTGGCTCGCGCGCCTACGGCCAGTGGAATCAGGGTAGCTAGTGGTCGATCTGACCTATAGCCCGCAGATCCAGCCGGATGCACTGCCGGGACGTGCCTATCCGCACGTCCCTGAGGAAGTCCCGTCAGGCGCCTTTGGTGGCGAAGTGGGACGGGCGGTTGAGTACGCAGGCACCGAGGTGCAGCAGCACGTCAACGCTGCCATGGATCAGGCGCGTCAATCACAGCTCACGGACGCCCATAACCAACTACAGGCGCTGTCGCTCGGACTGACGCACGATCCGAGTACCGGGGCTTTTACCAAGGAGGGGAAAGACGCCTTCGGTATCTCAGGTCAGTACCTGCCGAAGTTCGATGAACAGGCCGCTAATATCGTGGCGGCCGTGCCCGATCCACGGGCCCGGCAAGCCGCAGCATTAGCCGCCGGACAGGTCAGGAACCATCTCTCAGAGCAGCTGGACACGCACGAACTTGAGCAGCACCGCCAGTTCGGCATAAAAACCGCGCAGACCTCGGTTGAACTCGCCCAGCAGACTGCGGCGGCTAACTACAACCATCCCGACATTCTCGCCACCAATCGCGATCACATCGATGCCTCTTTAGAAAGTCTCGCCCATCAGCAAGGGTGGTCGGATGACATGTTGAATGAGTCGAAGTACCAGGCTCACGTCAAGATGAATGAAGGCGTCATCGGCAACATGCTGGCCGACCAGAAAGTGCCGATGGCGAAGGCCTATTACGATGCTGTGCGCGCAGAGCTTCGCCCGCAGGACGCTAAGACGTTCGAGCGTGCCATCCAGGATGGCGAGGTGTCTGCCAGCGCAAATTCAATCCTCGGGGCCTACAAGCAGGATACGAATGTGGGCGCCGATGCGCTCTCGAAGATTGAACAGTCCGGGCTCACCCCGGAGCAGCAGGCCAAGGTTACAGAAGAGGTCGACCGGGGGAGGGCGGCGCTGGCTAATGAGCGCCGGCAAGACCCCGCTAACCGCCGCGCATTGACTGCGCTGGATGGCTCTATCGCTTCTGGAACCGTCACTCCAGGCGCCCTGGGGACGGTTGAGTCACTGTGGCGCAAAGGCGCCCTCACCGACGATCAGCGCCTGACGATGCGCGATCAGATCCTGCGCGCTCAGAAGAAAGGCGATCAGGAAGAACTGTCGCTCGATTACGTACGCGATCACGTTGAGTCATCCACGCCCATGGACGGTAAGAGTGCGGAGGCCAAGAAGGCCGTTAATTCCTATCTCGCGTTCACGACGATGGGGTCGCCTGCGGGGTCTGACGCATACAACAATGCGGCGGTCGCCATCACTTCCCGAGTGGGCGTGGTTCCTGAGAGCGCTGTCTCGTTCGGGCGCGCCAGCATCGTGGGCGCAGATCCAGATACTGCGGCCAAGGGTGCGCAGTTACTGGCGAGCCTGCAGCGTGCCAACCCTCGTGCGTACATGGAAGCCACGGACGAGCAGACCCGCGCGATGGCTGAGAGCATCAATAGCGCTGTCACTGCCGGCGCGTCTCCTGAGGGCGCAGTCAATCTTACGCGCGAAGCTACCGCGAGGAGCGCCACCGACAAGAAGTTTCTGGACGATGCCTGGAACTCGCAGCGCTCGCCCGGGCAGAAGTGGATGACGATTGACAGCAACGCCATTCGCAACGGGCTAGCGGATGATGAGCACTACAAGGCGCCGGGGCTGCACCTCAGCAACACAGTGCCGGTGCCGCCCACCCCGATGGCCGCTGAATTTTCCGAACTCACAAAGCAATACTTCTATCACACGGACGGCAATCTCAAACAGGCGCAGCAGCTTGCCATTAATGATCTTAAGGCCACGTGGGGGGTGTCCGAGGTCAATGGCTCGCGCGAACTCATGAAGTACGCGCCCGAGCGCATGTTCCCGTATCTCTCCAAGGACGACATTCGTTCAGATATGGCGGCGTCGGGATACGGCGCTGCGCGGTTAGTCGAGGGCCCGGAGACGGGGTCTTCTGGCGGACGGGTCTGGAGCCTTGCGCAGAAGGACGAATTTGGCGCCTGGGACGTGGTCCGCAACGATAAGGGCATGCCGGTGCGCTACCAACTCCCCGGCCAAAAGAAGCCAGACCCCATGGCAGAAGTGGAGCGCCAGACCCAGGAAGATCAGGACCGCGCAGCACTCAATAGACGTCGGCAGCGCGAGGATGTAGCCGCCCAGAACCAGACCCCCGGGGTGGGCTACTGATGCCAGTTCTGGACTCCAGCGCAGATCCTACGGACGCAGCATTACCGCGGTTCCCCGCCCCACCTCCCGAGCAGGCGCAGCCAGCCCCTGACACCCTGGACGTGATGGCCTCTGCCGAGCGTACCGGCAACATCGCAGGCCAACTCTACGACCGGTGGTCTAACGACACGCTATTCCCATCAGGTAAAGCGCAACCCGGGTTTAATCCCATCGATCACATCCCGGCTGGCTACCTGCACGATTACGGTTCGCGCTTTCTACACGCCACCAACCCTGAGCAGATAGAGCAGGAGAAGCGGCAGATTGATTCCGAGCGGACGGATCAGGGCGTGATCGCACGCGGGGGCGCCAGGGGCGTGGCGGCGAGTCTTGCAGCGGGCGCCACAGATCCCCTGACACTCGCCACGATGGCGCTGGTTCCGGAGGCTGCGCCGACACGCCTCGGCAACATGTTGCGGTGGGGGCTCACCAACGCTGCCACCACGGCAGGTCAGGAGCTCGTCAGCCATCAGTTATCCGAGACGCGCACGTTCGGTGAGTCTGCATTGAATGTAGGCGCTGGCGCGGTCCTGGGAGGCCTCTTGGGGGGTATTGCGCGCACCGCCCCTAACCGCACGCTTGAGCGGCTGCGCACCAACCTCGCACCAGAACTCAAGGGTGAGGGCGATAAGATGATGGGCCCCGAGCAACGTAGCGCGCTGGATGCCACAGTCGATGGCGAGATACCCAAGCATGAGCCGGCAGAGGGCGTAGAGCCCGCGCAGCAGACCCATCTTGAGGGCTCGCTCCCCGGGGAGCCCGCCTACGTTAACCCCGAAGAGCAGTCGACGATGGGCGCAGCTGCGGCGAGTCAGCCCACGAAAGAGGGGCTGACTACCGCGCGCGGGGCACAGACGCTGACAGCAACCGTAGGTCAGGTCACGCCCGGCGGCAGGATCATGGGCAGCCAGTCGGTCAAGGCTCGCGAGACGCTCACCGAGCTGGCGAACCTCCCGGGCACGCTCACCCAGAACTATCGCGGGGCGGCTAATCCTAATCCCGTAGAGCGCATCCTCTGGGGCTATGACGGGCTGCACGTTCAGGGCATGCAGGCGAGGAAGACCGCCTTTGGCGAGTACGTCACTCGCATGCAGCAGGAAGGCCAGCAGGCCATGCCCCGCCGGGACTTTATGGAGGGTATCTCTGCGGCCATGCGCCGGGGGGATCAGAGCGCGGTGCCTGAGATTGCGAAGGCCGCTCAGTGGACGCGCAAGAACATTTTCCAGCCGCTCTACGAGCGCGCGACCAAGGCGGGACTCGTCCCCGAGGAGGCCAAGCTCTATGCGGACTCCTACCTGACCCGCCAGTACGACATTCAGAAGATCAATGCCAATTACAAGGACTGGATTGATCGCCTGCGTACGCACTTCATCGGTCAGGGGGTAGATCCCGCGGAAGCTACCGATGTGGCGCACGCCGCCACCCGTAACGTCAGGGGGAGCGAGCGCGGCACGATGGACTGGCACACGACGGACGGCATCGTTCCTAAGTCCGACAACATGAAGGAACGCACGCTCTCGATGCCGGATACTGAGCTTGAGCCCTTCCTCGTCAACGATATCGACCATCTTTCGCACTCCTACCTGCGCTCGATGGGCTCGGAAGTGGAGATGACCGAGCGCTTTGGGTCCCGGGACCTCAAAGACCAGTTCGGCGACATCACCGACGAATACGCCCACATGATCGAACAGGCGAGGGCGCAGGGCGATGAGAAGGGCATGGTCTCACTCGATAACGAGCGGGACGGCGTACTGCGGGACCTGGGCGCCATTCGCGACAGGCTCTATGGGATCTATGGCGCGCCCAAGGACCCCGGCTCTTTCTTCGTGCGTGCCGGGCGTCTCATGCGTCAGGCGAACGTCGGGCGGCTCCTGGGCGCTGCGACGCTCGCCCACTTCCCTGACATCGGCAATGTCATCGCTCGCTACGGGATGGGCAATACCTTCACCGCCATGGCGAAGCTCGCCTCCAGTATGGAAGCGGCGAAGCTCTCCTTGCGGCAAGCGCAGCGCATGGGCGCGGCCATCGATATGACGATGAATGTCTCAGCCTCACTCCTCGGAGACTACGGCTCGCACAGCCGGTATCTGGAGCAGCGGTTCGCAGCGGGGGCGGCTCGAGCTTTCACGATTGGGACGGGCGAGACCCCGCTGATCACGCTCGTGCAGGCGATGACCTCAACCCTCGCCCAGCACGAGATCCTGAATGTCGCTGACCGGGTAGCCGGTGGGCGCGCAGTCAACGGAAATCTTTCCGCGAAGCTCGCCGCCGCCGGCCTCGATGAAGACATGTTGCGGCGTATAGCCACCGAAGGGACCGCCAATGGGCGAAAGGTCAATGGTCTGCGTTTCGGGATGTCGGATACCTGGAAGGATCAGAAGGCCGCTAAAGCGTTCGAGTCGGCGGTCCTGCGGGAAGCCCACGGCGTCACGTTACGTCCCGGTGTCGGGGATACCCCGCTATTCATGTCAACGGAATGGGGTAAGGCGGTCGCCCAGTTCAAGAGCTTTGCATTCGCGGCTAGTCGCGTTGTTGCAATGCCACTGATGCAGGGACTAGCCCACGGGGATGTGCGCTCGGCCGAAGCCCTGATCGCCCTCACCGCCATGGGCACGCTCTCGTACGTCGCCAAGCAAAAGGCCGCCGGCCAGCCCATCGAGACGACACCGGGGAAACTTGCGGGCGAAGTGCTCGATAAGTCGAACCTCCTCGGGTGGACCGGGGAGGTGATCTTCCCCGCGCTTTGGATGGCAGGCTTTAAGGATCTATCGCGCTGGAGTGACCGCGACCCGTACGAGACGGTCCTCGGGCCCTCGGTCGGGATGCTCGGGGATGCCTGGGCGCACCGCTTCCCCGCGCGCCTTGCAAACCTTGCCACGGGCGGACAGGGACTCCCCGGACAGGAGAACCTGCCCTTCAGACGCTCTGACCTTCACTTCCTGCGCCGCATGGCCCCTGGCCAGAACCTCTGGTATTTCCGCCGCGCCGTGAATGCTGCCGAAGATGGAATCGGCGACTTGTTCGATTTACCCGGAACTAGCAATGCTGACCGGCAACCAGCGGAGGCCGCCGCACCATGACTATAGCGCTAGGAAACTCTTCCCCAGTTGAGTACGCAGGCAACGGCACGGCCGTTACCTTCAGCTTCCCGTGGAAGATCTTCGCCACCACCGACCTTGTCGTCGGCTTCATCACGGGCGGGGTGTATCAACTCCAGACGACCGGCTACACCGTATCTGGCGTAGGCGTTAATGGCGGCGGACAGGTCACCTTCACCACAGCCCCGCCCCTTAATACGACAGTCGACCTGCGCACCGCGGTGCCCGAGATCCAGCCCACGGAGTTTGCGAATCTCACGGCCTACCTGCCGGAGAACACCACCAACGGCATGGACCGGCTGACCCGTGCATTGCAGGACGTCGTGCGACAGGTTCTGACGTTCGGCTTCCACGGGCCGGATACGGAACTCACTCCGTGGACGATGCTGCCGAATGCATCCGCTCGCGCCAATACGCTGCTCGGATTCGACAGCAATGGGCTCCCGACAGTCGCAGTTCCGCTGCTTAATGCGCTGACGCAGGCGACCTTCAACGCGATGTATGCGGTGACTCCGCAGTCACAGTTCAACACGTTCTTAGGTTCAAGCACGCCTTACGCGCAGACGGCGACCGAAACTACCGTGTTCGGCCTGTATGGCGGTTCGGTGGCGAATTTCTTTGCAGCCGTGGGGCGGCCTGAGCGCTATACGGTGAACACAACGCCAGGCACTACCGACATGACGTCGGCCATCCAGACGGCCTATTACGTTATCGCGCAGACCGGCGGTCGACTGGAACTGACAGGCGGACCCTACTTTGTGTCAGCGCCCATCAATTGTACGTTCACCGGTGGTGCCAACCAGAATCCGGTTCTTGTGCGCGGCATCGGCGGTAAGGACCAGACGTATCAGGTGATTGCCCAGCACAACGGCGTTGCCATCTTTGATTGCACCGGTAATGACAACATCATCTTTGAGGATCTCACTATCGGGACCGCCATCCCGACGAGCAACCTATTTCCACAGACCGGGATACTTTTGGCCCGCAACAACACCGGCGGCAGCCTCATCAATCAGCTGAAGAGCGTCAAGATTGTTGGCTATTTCTCGGTGGCCTGCTTCTACAATTTCGGTTCTGAAAACCTGCTGGTGAACGGGTGCTATTTCAATAACTTCAACCCCGCTGCCGGGGCGCGAGCGGCAGTCTGCACCGCGAACAACAACGCGGGCCTGTCGTCCCCGTTCACCACGATTTACAACCCGGTGCCGACGCCAGCCTCCACCACGGTCATCCGCTTCACTGACACAGACCTGGCTATCAACTCAGGTACGAACACTTCCGACTGCTTGTGCCTTGATGAAGTCGCGTCTTTCCGGGCCAGTAACCTGTGGTGCTCTGCGAACGGCTGTCGGTCAGGCGTGTACTTTGATCAGACCTACGGCTTCAGTTCGGACTGCAGTTTCATCGGTTGCTCGACTGAGCGAGCCGCGACGTTACCGACCTATGCCATTTACTTCGGCGCCGCTGCGTCGTCGATGACGAACGTCGCTATCTCCATCCATGACTGCAAGCTCTATTCCAATGCTTCAGGGGGGGCAGCGATTGGTGCTCATGATGCCAACGTCACTCTCAATGGTCTTTGGGTATCACGCATCAGTGAGGCCACGAGTCAGGGCCTGAACATTCCCGGTCAGCTCTCAGGACAGAGTTTCCTTCTGACCGGCAGCATGGTTTTGAACATCGGCAGCGGCTTGGGTGCTGTGGCGGCTGTCACCGGTAACTGTGTCCTCATAGGAAATTCCGCGAATTGGACATTTGGCGGCAATGGCGTGGATGGCACGAGTTGGGCCTGCAATGTAGCGCCCTATGCTTCCGGCTTCGGCACTCCGACGGGTAACACCATCACCACGAACTTTCCAGGGGCGACTGCAACGTTGCTGCAGACCAGTGGCGCAGTGGCCGAGATATTACTGGCACTCAAGGCGCGCGGCATCCTTCTCGCATGACCGTCAAGCACTTAATCCGCTGGATCTGGATACACATCCGTCAGTCTACCGGTGAAGCTGCTGTGCACGCCTTGGGCGAGCGTAGCGACACGCTGCACCGGGAAGCGATGCAGGAGCCCGATGCCAAGCGTTCTGCCGATCTTAGGGCTGAGGCGGACTACTACGCCGATGAACAGAAGGAGATGAAAGACGCGCTTTACCACGGGCAGAAGGAAAAGCCGGAGAAGCCCAAGTGAGTCTCGCGGAAGTTCTGATAACCGAGGAAGAGGGATGCATCCTTGAGGCAGCCATCGACACGATGGGCTACTGGTTTATTGGCTATGGGCACACGCTAGGGATTTCAAATGCCGAGAACGATGCACTGTATCGGGGTCTCATATGGACGCAATTAAAATCCGACCTACAGTTGGAAAAGGATATGGCGGCAGCCGAAAACACCGCTAGACAATTCCCCAACTGGGGCCAAATGAATGACAACCAGCAAGCCGCGCTCATCTCTATGACCTTCCAGCTCGGGGATAAGCCGCTCAACTGGCCAGATTTTATGGGAGCCCTGACCGCTCAGGACTGGAATGCGGCGGCTGCCGCAGGACTTGATAGCGATTGGGCCAAGTTTCAGACGCCGGGACGCGCTAAGCGCGAAATGCAAATACTTTCAAGTGGCCAATGGGTGAATTCATGAACGCCTTCCTAGCCTCTATCAAAGCCAAGCTGGCCTATTTCTGGGCCAATCATATCCAGAAGACCATCTCGGCTTTCCTTGTAATCCTTGCCGGCAGTGACGTGGTCGCCTACCTAACGGGGTTCGAGCACGACATCACAACCCTGATCGGGGGCCACTGGTACGCAGGCCTTCGCGTAGCCCTCGGCAGCCTCATCTTCTGGCGCGCCAAGCAGGCAACGCTGAAGCCACCGGAGCCGCCCCAATGAGCGCGTATATCTACGCCGCCATCGCGCTCCTCTGCGCTGCGGTAGGTGGCTACGCCACACATCTCTATGAGGACGTGCGTTATAGCCACCTGCAAAACCAGTTCACGAGCTACAAGGCGCAGGAAACGGCCAACGATGAGAAGACGCAAGTAGAGGCCGCAGCAAAGACAATGGAGCTACAGCAGCGCTCTGACGCTGCGGAGAAAGCCTATGTGCAGGAACAAAGTGAAGCGGCTGCTTATCGGGATGCTCATCCCGTGGCTGATGTACGGCTGTGCTACCAAGCCCCCAATGGTGGAAGCATGCCCCAAGCAACCGGTGGTAGCAGCGGAGCTAGCCATCCCAGCGCCGCCCCCACAAATGTTCAGCCGGTGCCTTCGCGAGATTCTGGCGTACGGACAGGGCCAGGCCCCGATGTCGGTGGACTGCTTAACTTTCTTGCGGCAAGAGCCGACGCCGTGAGCGCGCAGCTTCGTGGATACCAAGCCCGATGAAACCTTCACGGCGACCTTAAGGACGCTCCAGAAGGGCGCCTCATGGGCATCCGTCAACTACAGGTTTGTGCTTGCGGTGTTCAGCTTTATCGGCTTCGTGTGGGCGGCCGGTGCGTTCTGGGAAGGTCTTACGGGAAAGATCGATCGCCTCGAGCAGCGCGTAGCCGAACTTACCACCAAGATCGATTCCCTGCCCACACGCGACACCTCAGCCGCGGTGCTGCAGGAGAGGGTGAACGATCTTGAACGCCGCGTCGATGAACAATCGCGCAAGTGGGAAAGAGCAGAAGAGGGGGCCGACATCAACGTGAGAAGGAAACATCAGTGAAATACTTGATTGCACTCTTACTGGCCGCTACCGCAAATGCTGACGAACAGCACCAGCCCCGCACCCTCGGCAATGCCGCCGTTCTTCACGTCTACTGGTACGCACCCAAGACGCTCGAAGTGACGTATGTGGATTCGTATCTATTCAAGGACGAAGCCTCTTGCAAGGAAGCGATCCCCAAGGCCCTCATGATCGCACTCCCGACCGCAAGCGAAGGGGATCTCGTGATGGCCCCGCGCGTGGGAACCCACCGACAATGAATTGGCTCACCTCGGTGCGGGAAAGAGATTACTATTGAGCTTCGGGATTGTTTTTGGTGGATCTGAGCCCAGTATTTAGTAGTGCCAGCTAGGCATGAAACTTGCTTGCGGGAAGGAAGTTTTACCTTTCCTAGCCACCTATCACACTTTATGCGTTCCCTAAAGATACTATGGTCGGACCTTAGCAGCGGGTCTGGAGCTATGGCCAACAATCCTGCGGAAGTTGTGATACAGCCCTCTGGCGGGCAGATCACGATTTCTGAATCCCCGACGGTCACCTCGTCCGGCCAGATCATTTGGTCGACTAGGGACTTGCTCTTCCATCCTGATCGTCTAGAAGCCGCCAAAATCTTCGAGAAGAACGGCAAGGACGAAAAGTAGGAATTTCCCTTTCGTCGCCGCGCAGGGGAGGGCGAATTGTTTTTATTTCCTGCTCAGGACTTGAGTTAAACGGTGAGCCTTCTTATGGAAACAACTTTCTCGTCCCTATCGGGCGACTTCGGGGGCTGCAAACTGTATTCCCAATAGCCCCAATTACATCCGGCCATTGCGGCATAGATAGCGTCTATGCGGTCATCTTCAGTCACATAAGGCCCAGGACACCATCGACGCCAATAATTCTCTAGCCATACGCTCTCGGCACCAATCTCCCTTGGGAACAGAGCGAATTTGACGTGCCATTGTTCGCGCTCTCTAGCGCGGCGACGCCAACGAGTCTCATATCTCATTTCTGTCCCTCGGACTGTGATTCCGGTGGGCCGATATAGGCCCAACCGACCAAACGCACGCCAAACTCGTTAGTGACATCGAACCGCGCCAGCTGATAGCTGCGGGCCAAAATCCACCCAGCCGTAGGTATTATCATGGCTTAACGTCCACGGTTACGGCTGAGCGTGCGCTAGTGATGCATTCCCTCACACATTCACGCCAGTCGAACCCATGCGGCGCATCTACTTCTAGATTCATGGTGCGGAGTCTCTAAACGAGTGTCGTTCTGTGCCGGCCACTGGGATGCAGTACGACACTATCTGTTTCTGAGGGCCACGGATCGTCCGCAGCCGCTTTCCGCCCGTTAACCTCCACCGACCCGCGCTCGAACCAGCGTCTGCGCTCAGAGCCCGAGGCGAAGCCGTAGGACTTCCCCTCGCGGGACGGTAGCCAGATCCATGCGCGTATGAAATCAAGCATGCTCAACCGGATTTCTATTCATCTGACACGGTTGGAGCTGCTCGCCTGACGCGCGAGAGCGCCCACTCCATATAGGTTCTGCGCTTTTCCATTAGCTTCGGGGCCTGTCTCGCGACATTGCAGGCGAAATGAGCCAGCAGAATATTTGATTGCGCTGTGCCGCCATGCTTCACCGGCTGTATATGGTCCCTAGTGGCATAGTTCATGCAGCCCTTCTCCAAACAGATCGGCTTGTGACAAATCCAGCAGAGGCCACCCTGAACAGCCATGAGCCGCAATTTGAGCGGTACGTCAGGACGCCTGTCGAGTAGCTGCAGGATGTTCATTCAGTGCCGGCGAAGTTCGAACGCCCAATGGGCCCCAAGCCATTTTGCGATTTCAGCAGCGACCGCCCAACCGCCGACCAAAAGGCACCCACCAAGCCACACTCGTATCTCATGCATCATGGTTCTTGCCCATTCTCCGCCAACCATTCGGCAGTCCCACCCTCAACATCAGTCCACTGACCTAAAGGTACACGCGCAGGCGCCTTGGAACGATCCAGAGCGTGCCAGATGCCGCTGTCTGTGTGGTAAGCCACCCGCACATCGCAACCCCGGCGCTCGGCTTCTGCGGTGAACTGCTCCCACCTCTGGTTGATTTTATTCATTGGACCCGTTCTCAGCGCCTCTGCCTGATAGCTTCCGACCCTTTGGAGTGATGGCGAAGCCGGAGGGATCTACGTACACGCGCCCGTTATTGCACAACTCGCCGTTGACCGTGACCGTCCGGGGGCCATCGACGTGAACGCCTTTGGCGACCAGCCAAGCCATAATCGCAATGGCTACCTCGTCGCCGGTCAGCCGGATATCAACGCCTGGACCATACTTGGTTGGGCCGTTGCCGTAGATGATCCTCATGGATGCTCCGGTTTTGTTTTATTCGGTAGTCCCTTGGAGCACGGTCCGCAGGTGTTGTCAGCGAGCCTCATGCCGTGCGGGCATAGTCCGGCGCGTTCGTTATAGCCAGCAGCCCACGGCCCATCTTCCTCGCCGGGTCCGTCGGACGAGTCGTCCGGTGCTCCTGCTAGCGTTGCCGCCGCCAGCTTCTGCATGTCCTCGGCATGGACGTTATGGCCGTGCATGATGCGCTCCAGCGCTGCCCGAAGCCGCTCGATCTCGCCTATGGCGTCGCTCAGGGCAAGGCGGACATTGCGACTATCTCGTGCCGGGTCAGCGCGCAATACTTCCCGCAGCGTGCTCACAAGATTTGAAGTCGGCTGCTCGCTCATGTCATCCACCAAGGCCCTGAATAGTGACTGTGGGCGTCCGTGCGCCCGCACAGCGGGCACGGGCCTTCACCAGGACGCGGCTGCATAGGCGGGGCCTTGGAGGGACTGAGGCGGTGGGACAGCGGCGGGGGCTTTACTGGGCAAACTCAGCAGCGGTGGGACAGCGGCGGCGCGCGAGGTCAGGTACGGGCTCACAGGATCGCGCTCACCGAAGACCTGCCCCGGACGCTTGTAGGGCCCCATGCCGGTACCGAGGTCTCCGGGCAGGAGAGTCCCCACCGGCAGCACCGGGGCTGGCCCGTAGATAACCGGCTGTGAGGCTGAGATAAACCGGAAGTAGAGCTGATGATTGGCCCGCTGGTACATGGTCCGGGACGCCTTGAAGTCCACCAGCCTTTCGGCCGGCCAGAACTCGTTGAAGGCGTTTCCGCCAGCCTGAGCACGGCGCTCTATGTTCGCCAGAGCCCCTTTGAGTCGATGATCCTTGGTCATGTGAGCTATTCCAGTAATCCCAGTGCCCCCTGAACGTGTTGCCGAAGCTCGGCTATTGTCATAAAGCCGCCCCCGTGCCCGTGTAAGGTCTCCTGCGGCATTTCACTCAGATAGCCGTCTACAAGGCGCAGGACTCGCCACACGGCCCTATATTCCTGCGTGCTGAGGCCCCGGGCCGTAGTTACGGCGGACTTGCACTTTGGGCAGCAGATTAGAGTATCGACCTCAACGGTCTCTGCCATGGGGCCTGACCAATCGCAATCTGGATGCGCATCGCACACGAGCGTCTGTTCTGCCTCAGCCTCGGTTAGGCCGTTAAACGGTTTCGATGACAGCGGAGCAGGCATTAATAAAGATCCTCGCTGTAGAGCACGCCCGAGGGCTTCCCGACGATCTTGGCGGCTTCCTCGCGCGTAAGGAACGTCCCGAACTGGTCAATGAATCCCTGCTCGGCTTTCGCCCACCCTTTGGCTTCGTCCGGCAAGGGCGGCAGGGCGTTCAGCCGCTGAAGGCGCGCGAAGTCCTCGTAGGTCATCCCTAGGATCTGAGCCCACATGATGCCGTCTAGGTGCCGAGGGCCGCAGACCATCCGGCCGTCGGCGTGCCGCACCGCGGAACAAACGACCCGCTGATCTTCAGCCCGATGCTCTGCGCTCATGATTCAAACTCGGGGCGGTAGTCCTGCGGCTTGCTGAAATACAGCGTCCCATCCTGCCGCCGCCACGTAGACGCCATGGCCGCGTGACAATCCTTGGCCGCTGCTCCGTTGTACGCGTCGGGCTGTATGCGCAGCATGTACTGCTTGATGCTACCGTCGGGCTCTGGCGTGGAGTTGGCGACCGAGATCATGATGATGTCTGAATCATCCTTGCGCGGTTTGCGATAAAGCTTCGCGCCTTGCAGCCCCTTGACGTAATAGTTGTCCGGAAGTTCGTGAACCACTTCAGCCCCTGAATCCTTGATGTATCGCGCCGTACCATAACGCTCGATCATCACGCGGCGTACTTCGGCATTGTCCTCGGTCTCGATATGCTTGAGCGTAATCCACTCAGGCTTCACTACCACGAACGCCGGCACCATCACGCCGTGCCAGAAGTAGAGATTCTGCACGTCGCACTCCAAGGTCGGACCGGTCGCGTTGTGCAGTTGTCTGCGACCATTCACAAGCTCTGTCGTCACGGTGGGTTTTGCGATCCAGTACAAGGTGGTGTCTGTCCATACCAGCAGCCATGCCCCTGAAACGTAGGCATCGAATACGTGCTGGCTCCAATGAAGCACAGTCGGCTTCTGTAATTGCACCGCACCTACGTGCGTCGTGCTGAACCAGGACAATTCACCAGTCCACCACCAGGTGCGCCGATAGATGCACCACTCTGCAAAACTGTGTAGCGGTGAGAAAGTAACGAGGGCGTCGCTGGCGGCGCTGGCGGCGAGGGCGGCGCGGGCGGCGCTGGCGTCGTGGGCGGCGCGGGCGGCGCGGGCGGCGCGGGCGTCGCTGGCGTCGCTGGCGTCGAGGGCGGCGTGGGCGGCGCTGGCGGCGCGGGCGGCGCGGGCGTCGAGGGCGTCGCGGGCGGCGAGGGCGGCGAGGGCGTCGCGGGCGTCGCTGGCGGCGCTGGCGTCGAGGGCGTCGTGGGCGGCGAGGGCGTCGTGGGCGGCGAGGGCGTCGTG